AAAAACCGCTTCGTCTTTATCCTTCTTCGTTATGTTGCATTTACGGCATGCAGCTACGCAGTTATCAAGAGTATCTTCCCCACCCTTAACCTTAGGCACTACGTGATCCACTTCATTGGCTACATCACCACAGTACACACACGTGTACGCATCTCTACGTAACACCTGAAGCCTTAGCTTCTTCCAATGTGCTGTTGCTCTATATGGTTTCAATGCCATCCGTGTACCATATGTTGTAGTGCTTTACACCAAGAGCCACTATATCTAGCATCTATATATTCTATATGTTTATCTATCTGTTCAAACGCATCCCAGTTCTTAGCGTAATCACTCATATGCTGGAATAGACCATACGCACCAGTAGTCTTATTAACTGCATCTGGTCGCCAACTAGATTCCTTATATGCTAACTGAACAGCACATTCAAATTCATCCCAATCATTGATCTGATTATGTAAATATAGTTTTAAATTCATTGTGTTATATCGGTCAAACGGCTTTTGATCTATTGGTTGCGTTTGTAATGCATTTGATGCGGCAACGCTATGTGTCATTGCTAACAGCAAAATGACAATAGCCCGCCCTAATGCTTTTCGCCGAAGTGCGCTGCCTTTAAGGCGCGCAAGGCGATTAAGCATACCGAGCTTGTCAAGTTTATTCATCATTTAAGCGTAACCTTTCGGCGTGTCGTTGGTTGTGTGACGTGCATCACACTATTTATCTGAGCCCCAACCCTTACCCTTAAAGTGCACAGCTGGTGCTGTGAATTGTTTACTCATTGGTATCTGGCATGGTTGACACCAGATAGTTGCGTTTGTATAAACGCTAAATGTCTGCTCAACTTCTATTTGACAGTTTTCGCATTTGAATACGTAGATTGGCACGTACTACACCTTTCTTTGATGGCATACATCCAAGCTCCACAGCCTGAACATCTATGCAGCTGTATCGGATCAGTAGCCACTAGCTTTTAGTAAGTAAGCTAAATCAGCCAGAGTGAGAACAGCAACGAATTGCTCAACGGATTTCTCACCCTGACCATTTAGACGCAAGACACCTACCCCTAGACCGGTGTCCTTCTTGCGTTCTGATAGCTGTCGCATCAAAGCCGGAAGGTCTAGCTTTGTGCGTGCTTTAATTTCAATGTCAACATTAGGGATACCTGTTACATCAGAGCCATCTCTACCAGCTCCAACAGGTAATGCATGCTCCCAGCCTTGTGCCTGGAAAAACTCTGCTACAATTCGCTGCGTTGCATAGCCACGGTGTTTTCTGCTTTGTGACATATCAGTTAGACCTCACATGACATGTGCGACATTCGCACGGCTTAGCTGCCCCCGCAGTTAATGGCTCATTACAATTGTCGCACACGTCTATTGACCTGTCCAATACCAACATTCTCATCACCCCGCAATCGTTTCTGCATCTTCATCTCTAAAATTCCATTTGCCATGCTGATCTAATACTTGCCAGATTGGCTTGCATTGTTCAGCTTTATTTCTCATGGGAACAGGACAAAGGAAACCGCGATAAGGCTTACCATTTTTACCGTTACCTTCACGCAAGATACGAGTGCCATGCTTACATTGCGGAATAGGCTCAGCACCGAGATTCTTAGAAATAAGGTCAACTGCGCTCTCAAAAGCGGGCTCAACGTCAGCCGGTGGCTCAATCGTTGTATCCCAGATAACTTCAGCTTGCGGATTTGTTTCACTTAGAAACTCTTTCTGCTCTTTGGTGCGTACGCGTATGGGTTTTGAACCGCCTGACTGAGCGTCCGCAACCTTAGCCATTTCCAGGCTACTTGCTCGCTTTCCTTTAGCAGATAGTCCGAGATTTGCCAGGCATCTTCCGATTGCAGATGTCTCGCAATTTTCAAACCAAAAATCGCGATCAACACCGCGCTCTTTGCGACTACCTCGTGCAAAACCAATAGAGGAAGGCTGAGCGTCCACATGAGTGCGCCAAGCGACTGCTTTAAAAACGACAATGCCCTGATCTTCATTATTACTCACTAACTCCGTTGTAATCGCGCCATCCGGATAGGTTTCATAGAACTTGTGAATGCGCGTATCCACATCTTCATAATCATTCAAATTGAACATCTAGTTGTTCCTTGCCTTTCGCATAGTCAATCTGTTGTTGAAGTGTCCAAGTCTGGCTATTCCATCCTTGTACTTCTTGTGCGCAAGCATGGCAGTAATGTCTGACGACTAGCTTGCCGCCACGCTTAGAAGATATTTGCCATATTGCTTGTGTCTGACCACGCCAATCATGCGTTGACCAGCGCATTTTGCAATAATCACACCAAGTACCTTTTGGTGAACGACTAAGCATCCAAATCATTCCAGTCTTTAACTGCCAAAGAGCCGGCGATTGCGGCATAACTACATAAATCAAGGAAATTATCCGCATTTCCTCTAGATTCCATTGACCTTGCGATTTTGAGTAATGCCATACAGATTGCAACGTCTGTCGGATCAACCTCGCGTTCAAGGAAGTCTGTCCATAACTTCGCTGTTCTGAGCAAAGTAATGTCGTAATGTCCATGCGTGCGCGATCTTTCGGCAATGACTTCAGCTGCGTCATTTAAGAGTTCCCTTGCCGTATATTGCTTTTGCCCTGTTGTATCCATGCTTGTAGCCCTTCTCATAGTATTTGTGTTCTGCTAAGTTGTAGCCCGCATAAAAGAAAGCAATTATGACGAACCATAGTTCCCAATTCTGGATTGAATAAGAAATAAAATCGCTCAGCTTCATGCGACTTCATCCGATACTTGAAACACATCTAAGAAATAAGCTGCAATAGATTCACGGCTTAGTTTTCCGCGTTGTGATTTTATGCCTAGTTTCTTTACAGCATAGTCGCGTACCGTGCTTGCATGCACGTAATTGCGCCCATCTGTATAGCACCGCGTCTTGCGGTCATACATAATCATGCCCTAAATCCCCTTTCAAATAGGATTTCAAATCCTATTTAACAGGGTTAAATGCTATTTAGCAAGCCCTTCTATGGCGACACGCCGGTAATGTTTCAAATAAATCTATGTGATCGTCTATATCACGCTTAATATCAGGCAAAATTGGGTCGTTCAAATGCTCCACCAGATTCTAATTGTGCCATTGCAAACTTCACAGATATATGGCTTATCGCCACCATTGGCGTAATGATTTCTGATTATTTGAGCTGTAGTTTCAAAGTCAGCTTCATGCGTGTCACGCCCACAATAAGGGCAAATTGGAGCATTGACGTAGGCGTAAACGTGCCTACAATTAGCCATAACGCTTGCCTTCAACCACAAAGCTGCCTTGCTTATCTATGGGAATAGCCACAGGTGTTGTGCTCTTTTTGTCCACATAGAGTATGCCAAAGCCTTTTTGCCAGTTGAAAGTACCGCGTGTGTAATAAGCCTGTTTCTCGTCCATCATGTGACCAACTTCAAGCCCTTGTAGAACACGTCCTAAAACGCCTCCAGAAGCCTCTGAGAAGGACGATACCCCTAATCTGTGGGTGTGACCACACACCACACTCTTTCCATGCCTTCTAGCCGCTCCTAGAGCCGTTAAACCGGCATTCTGGTTGATGCTTTGCTCATCGCCATGAACCATTATCCAGTCTTTGCTTATCTCGTAAGGCTTACGGTGAAATTTAATGCCTAGATTTTTGAAGCCCATAAAGTTCTCATATTCCAGTTCTGGCAATCCAATCAAGCCGGGCAGTCTAGAGCTTAGGGATTTGTAGAGCCGATCTGTGTGGTTTGATCTAACAATGTGGCTGACCTGTAACTCATAGAGAACGTTTTGGCAAGTGTTTCTATCATTGCCAATTGTTCCTGACCATTCATCACGCCCAGTTGACCAACGTGAAATGGTTTGGAAGTCAATCTCGTCACCCACGCATAGAACGTCATCAGGTCTGAACTTGCGGATAAACCTGGCAACATTTCTTACTGCTTTCTCGTCATGGAAGGGTACTTGTAAATCGCTTATTACTACGATTCGCTTCATTCGTCCTCATCTTCTTCATCATCCTCAATAGGCGTGAAGGTAGGATTGCCAACTAACCAATCTGGTAGTCGCATGCGTTCTTCTATATACCAACGGCTTTTATCTTCGCCATAACCAGCTTTAACTAGAGCTTCATAACATTCAACAATTTCTGCAGCCCACAAGTCAATTGGTCTAAGCAACTCGCGTTTGTCACGGCGTGCAGCCGCTTCTTTCCGCTGACGCTTAGCGGCGAGTTCTTTTTTTGTTGGTTTTTTTGCGCTCATTAGTAAGCAATTCTAGAACCATGTTCTCTAATTTATCCATGCGCGACACGAGGTTTGATGCTTCAATAATGCCAGGCACTTCATGTCTAATAATGTAACGAAGTCCACCGACAATTAACGCACAGCAGGAAAGAATGGCGGCAACAAATGCCGCCCATTCTGCCGGTGTCACTTCTTCTTAGGTGATGCGTAGCCCAACACGCATGCTGTTAGTGCGCCAAGTATTGAACGCGCTTCAAAAGAGAAATCGTCAATCTGCCAAGCTGCTAGAAATGATGCAGCTGCATAGATCAACGGTCTAGCTTTCAAGGATAGCGACTTTGAAGGATTTGCCATTTTTGTCACCTTTCTTTGTAAATGAAACATGAATGTGGTGCTGGTGTGGATTTATGCCCCTGTATTTGACCCATCGCCATAAAGTTCTTCTTGATGCATACTTTCCAGCAAATATAATGTATTTAAATCTTCTATCACGTCTGGCAAGTATTCGTAACTGATTCGCAAGTACAAACGCGGCTTTTCTATCCCTAGCCAAATCGGCGTCAATGTCAATGGCGCGTACCCAGCCCTTACCATCAGGATTATGGTCAGATACACGAGATGAGTGCGACGAATCGCCGATAGTTCCATCGCTGCGTCTATCTCTATCGGGAAACGCACGGTTTACCTGGTCGCGTAGAGCTAAACCGGCTGCACATAGTCGCCAATTCATACTTCTACGAGATTGTGCCAGTCTCTTTAGCGGCTTCTAGTTCATCCCATACAGCCTTAGGCATTGAGGTAAATTCACCATTACCCCGGTCTATTTTAACAAACTGTTGAGTTTCACCAAATCTGGTAACTTCAAAGATTTCAATTTCCATTTTATAACTCCGCGCTAAGTGCCAAGTAAGCACTTGTTGAATTGTTTGCGATTATTTGACCGAATACATCAGCGGTCATATTGGTTGAAGTAACTGTCAAAGAGGTGTTATCAGTTGTACCTTGGTCGGCTGCAAGATTTGTTATTGCATCCAAAGCCGAAGCCGAATCTTGCATTGTCAAACTGCCAAATTCAACCGTTGTTGGTCTAACTCTCATAGACACAGGATGCTGAACCGTTACATAAGCAGTAGTAGTTGTATCTATAAACCCATTCGCTCCCATTGGAGCATAAGCAGTTGTTGCAGTTCTTCTAAAATAATACCTCTGGCAAGCGGCTAACTCGCCTTGGATTGTGCCGGTGGCTGTTTGGAAAGTAGTAGCTGTTGAATTTGCTTCTAACTGCACACCCCAAAAATCAATAGTAAAGGTGGTGTTATAAGGCAAAGTCCATTGAACTTGCAAATAACTATTGTTATCAGTTCCAATGGTTTTACCACTAATAGAAGCCAAGGCAACCGTGTATGAGAATCTTTGCCAAGATGTAGTTAAAGATAAGTTTCCTGAATCATTTGTCACAGTTGCAGACGGGCTTCCGCCAGTACCAAAGTACTGATTTACCTGCGCTGTGATTGTTCTGCTTGAATCAGCCTTTGCCCAAAATGAAAGGGTAACTGTCTGTCCTGCAAAATTTCTAACATCTTCTACTGGTTGTTGAAATATTTGATATGAGCCACCAGTTCCGGCGGTTGTTTGATTTATGCGGCAAAAGAATCTTCCCTCATAACCGGCAACCGGAGCAGTTCCAGGCGTAAAAGTTTGCTGTGAAACGGTACGTACGCCAGTTCCATTGAAATTTATTTTGAATCTATCAGCTGTATAAGAATTATCTGCTACCGAACTGAAAGAAGTTCCTCGTTGCCAAATTCTAAAATCACCATTTAAAACTATGTTTTTACCAGCAGTAAAACCGTAAGAAGTTGGAACGCTAGAACCACCAATAGATACCCAAGAGCTGCCGTCATATTTTTCAACAGCATCTGTATCTTTAAGGTATGTAATCATTCCTTCTGCAAGTACGCCAGAAAGAGCCGTCGTACGCGCTGCGGCACTAGCAAAAACCATAACCGCTTGTTCCTGCAAATATGTGTTTACCTGAGCTGCGGTTAATACATCACCTGTATTAAACAGCTTGTAACCTGCGCCTGCCATGTTTCTCCTTTAGTAGCTCAGGACATCTGAGCCAAGTATACCGTCTGTAGTGGAATTAAGCACGAACCCTGCTATGAGTGCCTCTGAAGTCATTAGGGTCGTTACAAATGAAGCCTTAGTGATGTCATGCATAATGCCGATAACCACGCTTGACTGAGTAACGCTGGATGAGCCAGGCATAGTTTTAGTTATGGTTATGCCATCCAATAGTTCCATGTCAATGCCAGCTAGAGGCTTATTAGGATTTACATCGTCATAAAGGTTAAGCACAATGCTGTCTATGCGTTCTTCTGGATCTTTGCGAGTAGCAAGAATGGCTTTGGCTTGGTTTAGAGCTTCTGCGTCCGTCTGCACCAGAATGTCGCTACGTGATCCGGAATGGATAAAGAACTTGTCAATGGAAGGCTGATCAAATGCAGTCTGGGTTGTGCCACCTAAACGTGTAACTGAAACGCTATTAAGTAGCGTTGTGTCGTCTAGAGCTAAAACAGCATCTTGGTAGGAAATCTCTGTGCCATTATCGTTGAAGGTATAAGCAGCAACTGAAGCTGAGGTAATCATATTGGTGCGGTTTTTGAAGTTGACAGCACCCTGAGCATCTAGAAATACGCCGCCAAGTTCTGAGTTCTCAACGGTCTGTAAGGCATCTAAAACGTTGCGCTGTGTGCCAGGGTCAGCTTGTAACGTGGTATCGCCTGTTTCAATGTTTCTAAGGCTCACAGGGAAGTTAATTTGATCCAGTATGGCATTTACCCTAGCCCCTGAGTTTTGACCTGCTGTAGCCCCTGCTACGGTTGTTATTTCAGCACCTGCAAGCAATCTAAAACCATCAACACAACGTAGTGTGACGCGGCTCACATCCTCTTGACCACGCCAAAATGCGGTGTCGTATTTCTGAATAAAGCCGCTAAATAGGTAATAATCGCTGCCACCGTATGTTGCATAGATAATAATCTGACGCAATGGCACAAGGTTAGGATAATAGGCAGATAATGGGTTAACCGGATTCCAGTCACCGTTTTGATCGTATAACTGAACATCAGCTGTGCCAGCTTCAAATCGGCTTGTAATACGGTTACGACCACGGCGTATAGACACACGCTCAACCAAATCTGTAATCTCAACAGGAAGCACGCCTGAGCCAAGACGGTTAGTGCCTAAAATGCCTTTAGTAAGGCTATCTAGGATTAAAGGATTGACTTCAAATGCTGTGTCGCTGTCAAAGTCAACAAAGACCCGTATTTGAGGTACTGCCATTAGATTGCCGTTGAACTGTAGAGAATGTTCTTACCGTCCTTTTGAGATTGGTAAAGAGCATCGGTGATTGCACTTACTAAATCGCTTTGAGTTGTTACATTGCCAGCAACGTTAACCACGACATTTGTACCTGCCATGTTGTTGTTTGTGACAGATGGCAAACTGCTATTGTTGAATTGAGCAGTACCTGATGCAGAACTTCTGACTATAGACGCACGCTCACCCGATCGGTAATCCTGATAAGCCTGAGGGCTAGAAAAGCCTAAAGAATCAACAGCATAGATGCCTGTGAGGTTTTTAGACTTTTGTGACATATTAAGTATTTGCATTAGCAAAGCAAGGATATTTTCAAGCGTGCTTTCCCAATCCTCAAATGGGTTGTCTAACTCTGGAAAATCCTCAGCCATTAGTTGTAAGCCAGCTAACTTGGCTTGGCTTGTAATTAACTTCTTTATAACATCATCTATTGTGTCACCGGCTTGGATTAACACACCTAAATTAGATAAAGCTGGAGCATTAAGCCTAACGATAATGTCAGATAGTTTCTCAGCTGCTGTGTAATTCTCAGTATTGAGAGCCAAAAGCGTTGTAAGACGCATGCGTTGCTCTCCGTCAATCTTGCCTTGCATAGCAGCAACAATCTGAATGTTTTCCATATCAAATATGGTTTGAGCGCGCTTGCGAGCTTCTTCAATCTTGCGTCGCTTTTCTTCCTCAGTCTTAATCTTTTTTAGAGTTTCAGCGTTTTTCTTCTCTTGTTTTAAGATTTGATTTCTGGCACGTAATTCAGCTGCTGCTGCCTTTTCGGCTGCTCTACGTCTATTACCTGCTTCCATTGCAGAGTTCTTAGGCACAAGCAATTCGCCAGTCACAACAAAGTTAGCCTGACGGAACAAGAAATCTATTGCATCTCTAAACTTTGTATAAGCACTACTGTTTAAGAACTTTTCTAATTGGCTTGTCATGCCGGTTACAAGGGTTGTAAACGCGGCTGCGGTTTCACCTATTGCTTTACCAAGCGCGATAATGTCCTCTTGTGTTTCTTCAATGCTCTTGCCTGATTTTTGTAATCCCTTTACAAAACCTTCTCCAATAGCCTCTTGTGCTTGTTCTACTGAACGGCGCAAACGATCTATAGAAGTACCAAATGAACCAGCAGCACGCAAAGACGATCCGCTAAAACGGCGTTCTAATTCTCTAACAACAAAAGCAAACTTTTTACCTTTAAGTTCTGCCGATGTTAGACCTACGCGTAAACGTGCTATTGCTGTTACTTCGCCTTTGTAAGCACGCTGTAAAGCACCAGAAACGGTGGTTAAATCTTTACCTGTAGCTGCTGAAATATCTAAAGCAAGGTTTAACATTTGCTGTGCTTTAGTTATGTCTTGTGTTGCTAATGACAAACTGTTAAAAGCAGTTGTTAAATCTCCACCTGCACGACCAGTTAAAAGTTCCAACTTGTCTATGTAATCATCAACAACAGGTGTTGCAAAAGCTAGATTTATACCGGTTAATTGTGAACGCAACATGTTGGCTTCGCGTTCAGCCTCAGAGAATGCATTTACAGAAGCACGACCAAAAGCAATAATTTGTCGTGCGGCAAACACGCCAGCGATTGTTTTACCTAAACGCTTAAACGTGGCATCTAGACCGGTAGTTGCTTTGGCGGCTTTATCAAAACCTGCTTTGCGGACTTCCGCAGCAATAATGACTTTAATTTCAGATTCTGTTAATGCCATTATGCCACCATTTTCTGTGAATCTTTAACTCTTGTTGCAAACACTAATTTGGCTTTTTCAATTGCTTTCATAGTTGCAGCTAAAGCCTTGCCTTCGTTGCGAGCATAAGCCGCATAAAGCAAACGTCCAGTTGTATTCTTGCCACGTCCAGCATAGTCAACTAAACCGCCGACACCATTCATGCCAGCAATAAATCTACGTCCGGCATTTGGGTTATTAGATTGACTTCTTGGTGAACCGCCAGGGTTGGCACGTCCTGATGTTTCTATAATTGCTCCGCTTGCTGATTTGTTTAGCAAACTAAATACAGAAACGTAACCTTTACCGCTAAAACGTGATGTGCTTAATGAATAGGTTAAGCCTTTGCGTATTGCTCGTGGATCGTAAGATGGGAAGGCTCTTTTACGACCTGTACGGCTCTTACGGTCGTATCCAGGGTAGTTATAGTTGTAAAGACCGCCAGGCGCAGAACCTGGAACTCTAGAGCGAGCATCTTTGATAATGGGTTTCAGAGCTTCTCTTATCTCTTTATCCATCTCTTTTTTGATGTCAGGCGCGAGTTTATTTAAGGCTTTCTTAAAGCCTAGTATTCCCTCTACCACGACTGGCATTTTTCTGTTGCTCCGCCTGTTTCTTTAGTACGTCATAGATGGCTGCTAAGAGCGAGCTATCCATGTTGATAAATTCGCTAGGCGCAATACCCAGATGTACTGAAAGCTCAGCTATTCGGTACGTCCAGGTATCACGCGTTAGCCATTTGGGTTATCGTCAAGAACCTCTACTGCTTTGAGAGTTTCTAAAAACGCATCGCCAAATGGCTTCACATCTGGTGCGCCAGCCCTGCGCAAGCATTCCCAGGCAAGCCAATAAATATCTGATTGCTTCTGATCCTCGCGGAAGGCTTTATAAAAACCCTTCTTAGCGTATTGCTCAAAAGCGTATTCGATGGCTGGTGTCAACTCGTGAGTTGATTCCGTGCCATCTGCCCTGGTTACTTTAAGTCTTGCCATGATGCCCCTTTTCTAAGTTAGAATGTGCCTGATGGATTAACAGTAACTTTACTGTTAAGCGTAAAGGTAATGTCCTGTGTTGCCATATCGCCTACTCCACCGTTAATTGGTGTTAGGTTGTTTACAAGAATATCAAATTCGTAAACAGGGTTGGTTGCAGTAACAGATGTACCTTTTTCTTGAATTAACTTTGTAGCCACAGTTGTTCCAAAAGCACCGTTAAGTGTCTGTAGAACCTGTGAGGTTGCTGTGTCATTAAGGAATGAAACAGTTAGAGTTCCTGATTCCAATCCCTTGACAAACTTGTGAGCTGTATCACCCATTGCCGTTACTTCTAACTCATCAGCGGCATAGTTAAGGGTTACAGATGTTACATGGTCTGATAAATCAACAGCGTTGATTTTCACACCGACTTTGTTGTTTAAGAAAATAGCCATTAACTATTCCTCGTCTTTCTTTGCGGATGGTTTTGGTGCTGAGCTAATCTGACCAATTTTGATTAGAAAAGCCTCGCGCTCTTTGTCATTATCAGCCATTGTTAGCTCCAATCGGATAGTACGCTGATTTGTACTTCACCAGATAGCAGATCGCCTGCTGTTCCGGTCAAGACTGTGGGTGCGCTGAAAGTGCCTATTGTATATGCAATAGACGACGCTTCCAACTTATTAACGATGTTCAAATAAAAATCTTCTATGTTTGTTAAGTTGCCTTGATTGTCAAACATCGGTGCAAGCACAACTAAAGTAAAGTTAACTTTAGGCTTTACGGTTTTGTAATGGTCATTAGATGGCTCAATGTATGGATCACCTGGCTGTACGACTATTGAGTTAGCCAATGGCGTTGCAGGGGGAAAACTAAAGACCTGCCACGTCGCATTGTCACTTAGCGCAGTCGCGATTGTTCCCCGCAGGGTTGTAATAGCACTCACCCTACTTGACCGCCCGGAGCTAGGTAATCAGCTAATAGCCCGCGCACTCTTGCCATTAAGGTATTTCCCATGCGGTAAGGCGACGGCTGAAAGTCAGGTGAAATACCGCCAGCATTTGATGCTTGACGTGCTTGCCAAATGTCAATGGCAATCATTAGTGAAGCCTGATTAACCTCAGGCAAAGTTGCGTAATCTATAGCCTGTGTGCCGTAAACACGACCCCACGGTGCAATTGTGTGATATGCGCGTGTCGTAATTTGTGCATTAACAAACTCTAACCAAATGCCATTGGCATTGGTAATAACATGTGAACCGTTGAAGTGCTGACGCACATTCTCAACAGTAATTGTATCGCCGATAATAAACTGATCGGCATTCTCATAAATATAAATACGTCCGGTTGTACCGGTAGCTTCTATGGCATAAACGCTTTGAGCATTGAACCAAAGCTTACCCTTAACAATGTTTTCTGCCGCTTGGCAGACTTCTTCAACAACGGCAGAGCTGTATAAGTTGCCGATACCTAGCGCGCTGCGCAATTCGGCTTCTGTAACGTATGTGGCTGCCATGTTTCCTTTCTATGTTGACCCTGCCAGTCAGGGCTGAACTGGCAGGGCAACTCTAATTACTACGCCTTTTGGTAACGGAAGCAACCAGCAGCAACCTTAGTTGCGACTGCGCCGTATCCGTAAATACCAACTTCAACCTTGCCAGTTCCGACCTTTTCAGCGCGGAGCTGTAGGCGTGGTGATTCATACCATGTGTAGGAATCGCGATTGACAACCAAAATTGAGTTGTCATCTTCACCTGTGCGGGTGTAGTCAACATATAGTGGCAATCCAAGAACTTCGCCACGTAATGCGTTTACTGCAACTGATCCTGATGCGTTCATAGGTGCAGCTGCTGAGAATAGAGGACGCTTGCTTGTGTCGTTCAATGCAATGATGTTTGACCATTGCTTTGGTGAAACGATAACGCCAGTTGCGAACTTAAATGTGTTTGTGTAGATGCTTTCAGCAGCACGTGCAATAAATGCTGAGAACTCATCGCCATCCCACGGTAGTGTCACGGTTGTTGCGTCTGCTGTTCCATCGGTTGCAAGAGTTGCTGCAACATATTCGTTGGTCTTTTTAGCATAAGCATCAGACATAAGTGCTGTTAGTTCAGCAAAGAACGCTGGAGAAGTACGATCTAGAACTTCAACAGAGAATAGCTGCATTCCAGCAAACTTCTTTACGTTTACGTCAATGTATTCGATTTCAACTTGAGTATCATCAAATGCGCCACCTTCGTTAACCTGTCCAACAGTTGGAGCAGTCTTAACGCGTGGAATCTGGAACTTCATACCTGCATCTGGAAGAACGCCAGATGAAATTGCTTCAATAGAAGCACGTACGCCAGTTGTCTTTGGGTTGATGATTTCGGTTAGTTGACGTGTTGGTACAAGACCTGGTACGTCATTTGTTGTATCTGTATCTGATGCAGCAGCAATCCATTGACGAGCAGCTTCATCACCTAGAGAAGCACGGATTGTGTTCTCTACGTATAGCTCGTTAGTTACTTGGATGCGTGGCTTTGCATAGATTGGTGCAGCAACAGTTGGGCGCGCAGCTTCCACCGCAGGGGTTTCTACCACAGGCGCAACGGTTGCGGTGTCTGGAGTGTTCTCCACGACTGCCTCGCTTTCGTTTTGGGTTGGTGTTTCTTCAACAGCTTCTTCTTCTGAAGCTGCAACGCTCAGTACTTCTGCACTCTTAAATGCAGCTGCCTGAACAAGACTTGTTTCTGCCATTTTGCTTGCAAGTACGCGGTAAACATTTCCATCGCGCTTGCCATCTAAAACTTCTACGCCAACAGATAAACCTGAACGCAATTGCTCTGATGCTTCAATAAGTGCATCGTTACCGCGTGTTGTGTTGGATATTTTAAAAGTAGCATAAATGCCATCTTCTGTTTCATTAAATGAAATCATGCGACCAATTGGCTTCTTAGGATCATGCTCCAATAGAAGTTTTGGCTTTGGGTTTTCTGGAATCTCAATTGAGCCTTTTTCAAACACAACTTTGCCGGCAGATGTCTGACCAATCTCGCCGCCAAATGGCACAATCTTTCCAGAGATAGTGCGCTCAGAAATTGAGCATTCTATATCGCTAGAGAACGTTAGGTGCATCTGTATCGTTTCCATTCGGTGATAGGTTTTCCATTTCCATAGCTTGCTCAACTGTAATCAAGCCAAGAGTTAGCATCTTTTCAATAACTGTTAGACGCTCTAGTGCATTAACGGCAAGGAATGCGTCCTCAACGTCAAACTTAACAATGTTCCCTCGCGCCGTTATATCGTCCATTGAAAGACGGTCTTGAATGGCGTGAACGTATGGCGCAAGGGAAAGAGAAACAAACTGACGGCGTTCATCTTGAACGTTTGCATAAGTCATGCTTGTGTTTTGATCCGCGCTTATGTAATACGCTGGCACATTCATCATGCGAGCAATTTGAGTTGACATTTGCTGAATTGCATCAACAAACATCATGTCGCGTGGTGAGAAAGCAGTTGGTTGATATTCTAAAGTACTTGTTAAATATGCTGTGCTTCTGCGCTCACGTGCAGATTTCCAAGATGCAAGAATTGACTGTACTTCTTCTGGTGCTAAATCTGCACCGTTATTCTTTAATACACCTGATGGCATTGGAGTTGCAGTCGCAACACGTGATGCAGTTTCTAAATCTATTGCAGAACGCAATGTACGTGCGCCACGCTCTAAAACACCTTCGTCTAATCCTTGAAATGTAACTAATGAACCTAAACCGGACATAGGCACATCTGTACCATCTACAGTGTATTGAACTATGTAATTTGTCCAACTATCTGTTCTAAATGATACGCGACCTGGTGCAACCCATTGGAAACGTGAAGGGCGACCATCATCTGCATAAACTTCTGTTACTTGCCAATATGCAACGCCGTAGAAAATTAAACTGTCAACTGTCCAAGCAATTGTTGTTGATCTTGGTTGGTGTGCGCTTGGTTGTTCTAACCACAATGGTTTTCCAAGTTTTTCACCAGTTGATTTTTTGTATAGCTCCATTGGGAACGAAGCAATTGTGCCAGCAAGTAAATTACGACATCTTGCAACAGAAGGTACTGACATAGCCTCTGTGCGACCAACAGGAGTTAGCGCAGTTGGAATGTAATAATTGAAAGAATCGGTCATTACCTGTGGTGCAGCTTGCGCTTCAATTTTCACAGGACGGAAACGGTCAAAGATACCCATTACCGGATATAGTACCACAATATACTATAAATCCGACATTTAGACCGCAATAATTTGTGGTTTTATTTGTGGCTTGTTTAGTTGATGCACAACCATAGCCAAGGCAATTGCAGCTGTTACATCTCCGGCTGATTTACGCCGGACTATGCGCCAGCCAGCATCTGTTTCTTTAGCGGCACAACTATTTATTGAATCTACTAGCTCAGTCTGCCCATTATGCATAAGCCTACGATTTACGATGCTATCCAATAGATCAGAGCATGCCTGATAGAACACCAAGCCTGACATGTCTTGTATTTTCTGCCCAGATAGGCTTAAACGCTCAGCAATGGTCATAGACGTGTATTTATCAAAGCAAATCATGCGTGGCTTGTATTTACGCGCCCATTCATTGACTTCTACGGCAATCTTCAGCTCATCTACCTGCTGATCGCTATGGAACGTGGCTACGACCCCAACAGCCATGCGTCCATCTTCTTGAATTTGTCCGGCAACAAGGCTGGCATCTCGTTTAGTCACAGAAACGTCTAAAGCAAAGATAGTTGGCAAGCCAGGTGCAATCTTTAGGTCTTGAACAGTCAAATCTTCAAATGCTCTGTAGGGGAACGGCGATTTGAGCGCGCTAACCCACATGCAAAGTGTTTCTGTACGCGTAGCTTCTACGCTAGAGGTTGCAATGGCTTCAGCAATCATTTCTTCTGTGACTATGTAGCCCAAAGCAGGGTTTGCTTGATACCAAGCGTCTTTATCATGTATATCGCAGAAGTCTGGTGCGCTGTATTCCCAATAGCCTAATGATTTAGGCGGATAACTATTAGCACGCTCTCTAAGACCGTTTAAAACCGTGCTAAAAGCATCTCCAGCGTTACTCGTCAAAAGGATCTGGCTATTTGGTCTTGCTCGTGTAATCGGTCTTGCTGCTGTCCAGGCTTCTTCAGAGATTTCACGTAACTCATCCACAAAAAGCAAATCCGCGGTCTTACCACGGCTTCCATCTCGTGTTGCCGCGACTATCTCGTAACGAGCCCCCGATAAAAGCTCTAACGATTCTTGACCATTAGCCACGCGGATTTGCTTTAGTTGTGCTTTAAGTGATGGTGTCGTTTCAACCACGTCACAGACCTTGCGGAAGGTATCAAGAGCCATAGCGCGATTGGACGACATAGCGATAATAGACTTTTCTCCGAATAAGAACAAGCCGGCAAGTATGCGTATTCGTGCTAGGTGTGTTTTTCCTGACTGCCTTGCGATTAACAGCAGATTCGTCTTGCGAATGAAGTTATTGTTCTTATCAACCTTCAGCATGTCAGTAAGTACGTGTTCTTGCCACGGAAGCAGCTCTTGACCGATTTCTTTTAGCCACGGCAACACCTCATCTATGCGGCTTTTGCCTTTAAGCGGCGCGTTACTCAGGCGTGGCTTTGTTGCGCCCTTACGAGTAGCCATTCCTAGATAGCCCCCGATTGGTCAGGTGCAATGAATGGTGAGTCTTGACTGATCTGGACTGAAGTGTGTCCGATTTGTCCAGATTGGTTTGAAC